TGCTGATGTCGCGACAGCACCAATTGCAACCAGGCTCCAAACAGTCATAATTAGAAGAACAATGACACGTGAAGTTGGTCAACGGTTCCTGATGTAGCTGATGTGGTCAGCCAAACAAAGCTATTTGCGGAAACAGTAGCATTATTAAATGTCGTTGTCGCAAGGCCTGTAGTAGTGCTCGTTACAGTAGTACCAGAATTCACCACCTCAGTTCCGGCGGCGCTGAAGTCACTTCCATGCCTTATGGAAAAGGTAACACTAGGCGAAGTGCCGGCTACTAAGGACCGAATAGCAGCAAAAGTTAAGCCAGTTGTTGTATAAAAAAGTGGAACCTTTTCTGATGTAGTTGGATTCAGAATAGTAATTGATTTCGGTGCAGCGGGTCCTGTTACACCAGTCGCGCCAGATACGCCAATTACCCCAGTCGCGCCAGTTACACCAGTCGCGCCAGTTACACCAACCACACCAGTCGCGCCTGTCGCTCCGTCAATTCCAGGGGTCCCTACTCCGGTGGCTCCAGTTACGCCAGTTGCCCCAGCAACGCCAGTTGCCCCAGTAACACCAACAACACCAGTAGCACCCGTTACACCATTAACACCAGTAGCACCGGTAACACCAGTCGCGCCAGAAACACCAATAACACCAGTAGCACCCGTGATACCGTCAACACCAGTGGCTCCAGTAACTCCAGTTGCGCCAGTCGCGCCGGTTGCCCCAGTTGCTCCATCGCTTCCAGGGGTTCCTACTCCAGTAGCTCCTGTTACGCCAGTGGCACCAGTAGCACCAGTTGTCCCAGGACCTCCAGTTACACCAGTGGCACCAGTAATGCCAACGCCAGTTGCACCAGTAGCGCCAGCATCGCCTGCGTCTCCCTTGACGCCAGTAGCGCCGGTAATACCATTAACTCCGGTGGCACCGGTCGCGCCCTGGATCCCTGTGGCTCCTTGGATACCAGTGGCACCGGTAATACCAACACCAGTGGCGCCAGTTGCACCAGAGACGCCGATCACTCCAGTAGCGCCAGATATGCCAACAGCACCAGTCGCGCCAGTGGCGCCACCTACGCCTGTTGCACCGGTAACGCCAGTCGGTCCTTCGACACCCGTAGCGCCACTGACGCCAACAACACCAGTAGCACCCGTTACACCATTAACACCAGTGGCTCCTGTAGCGCCACCTACGCCGCTCACGCCAGTAGCACCAGTAACACCCGTTGAGCCAGTTACGCCAGTTGCGCCAGTTGCGCCAGTTGCTCCTTGTGTCCCCGTGGCGCCAGTAGGACCAGTCTCCCCAGTAAACCCCTGAGGGCCGGTCGCGCCCGTAACGCCAATTGCGCCAGTTGGCCCTTCTACGCCAGTGGCACCAGTTGCGCCCTGAGGACCGACATAGCCCAGAGTAATAGCAGTCTTCCAGGAGCTAGGCGTATTACCAGAATGAACAAAATGAGCGGTAATATTGTTAGTACTAGTAGTTTTTGCGTATACTTTTGTTACAATCCGATCTGTTGGATCGATTGGATTTACCTGAGTATTTACCAGTATTTGACTGTAATAACTGGCGGTAGTTGCATTAATCTCTGGAGAATTCAAATAGAACAATGGGGTTTCAGTACCGTTGGTTGCACGCGTATAGACGCGGAACACCAGCCTGGTATCTCCGTCGTTACTGGAGACATAGCTCCAGAAGCGTATCTCATACTCACCGGTCGGTATCTCATTAATACCAGGATCACCAACCTCGGTGACAAATTCATTAATCAAGACTTCACCACTAGAGCTAGTGGTGACAGCAGTCATGTCATCCTGAGGGGCACTATCTGGAGAGTCGGGCTGCAGTGTTTCATATCCACTGATGTCAGATGCAGCCTGGGCAAAATACCAGATACGACCGCTAGCAGAAATGCCAGCAATGCCCGTAGCGCCAGTTACCCCAGTAACCCCAGTTGCACCCTGAGGGCCAGTAGCACCTCTGGGTCCCTGTCCACCGGAGATAGAATCAACTACTGCAACATAGTCAATATAAGAATAATGACTGCTAGCACCAGAGGATTGGTGATAAAGCCTGATATAGGTTTCATTTAAACCGTTGATATACGGTGTTCCGGAAATAAGTCCAGGCTGGAACTGAGTCCAAGAAGAAAGACCTTGATATCTGGTTACTTCGATCCACTGCCCTGCAGCAAAATCGTAAATCTGCAGTAAAATAGTATGAGTTGATGTGTTTATATAGTTAAGATTTAAATCAATCTGATTTAAATTATTTACACCATTAAACGTGAAATACAATATAAATCCTGGATACAGCCCGCCTTGGTCATTTATATCATAGAAATCACCAGCGCCATAGTCGCCAAACATCTGGACATCAGTGACATCACCGTTTATATAGTTACCATACACCATGTAACAGACTAGGCCTGTTGTCGTTCCGGCGGTAGTTGCGATACCAACATCGTTATTGTCATTCAATGCGAATGTAACGACACCATTTGTAGGTCCGACTACCGTGGTGTCTTTAATCTTATAAAGGGTTCCGCTGCTGTAACCGGAAATACTGCCAGTGCCTGAGTTCGTTCCACTAATCAACAGGCGCTGACGCTGCGCTATACGGTATCCAAGATAAAAGGTAAGGCCAGTTACACTGCCAGGAGTAGTAACAACTGGCGTTAGGCCACTTGATGTAACCAGTTCAACCAATTGGAAAGTTGTAGAACCATTGGTTTGCTTAACTGTGTAAACCTTACCGCTGGTGTAACCGGTAATAGAACCAGTACCCGTTAAAGTGCCAGCAATCTGGACAACCATAGTCCAGTCGGCCAATAATTCCCCGCTAACAGCGTTACAAGAAAACTCACCATCAGTCCCGGTAATTTCTACGCCACTTAAGGTTTCGTATGTATACTGAAATTCGCCGGCAGTTCCAGTGATCTGTAGCTGGGTGCTGGTAATACCGGAAGCTTGCGGATTAACAGTTGAGACCAGATCAACTGTGTATGTGGTAGAAGAAGGTTCAGGGCCAACTGCACCAGTCTCGCCAGTTGCGCCAGTAACACCAGTGGCGCCAGCAACACCAGTTGCACCACTTACGCCAACGACACCAGTTGCTCCAGTAATACCAATTAATCCGCTGGGACCAGTTGGACCGCTTTGGCCGACAACACCAGTGGCGCCAGTAACACCAGTGGCGCCAGAAGCTCCCGTGACACCTGTCGGACCATCGATACCAGTAGCGCCGGTAATACCGACGTCACCAGTTGCACCAGTTGCACCAGTGATACCATCAGCACCAGTAGCTCCGACAGCACCCGGTAATGCAACGGCAGTCCAATAATTAGGATCAGTCGGGTAATACCCAGGATTGGGTTCACCAATTCTGTAATAAGTGCCGCCGGCAAATGTTACAACATCGCCAGGATAATAGTCGGCTCCATTATTGTATTCGCCAACAAAATTCCATAATGCATCAGCGCCTTGCGGACCTGTAGGGCCTGTCGATCCAGTTACCCCAACTTCGCCTTGGACACCAGTAGCACCAGTTACGCCAGCCCCAGTGGCACCGGTAGCGCCTGTTGCACCACCAGGATCACCTTGAGGGCCAGTTGCTCCAGTAACGCCAGTAGCGCCAATCGGGCCAGTAGCTCCAGTAACTCCAGTTGCGCCATCAGTGCCGGCCTCGCCGGCTACGCCAGTAGCCCCTTGAGGACCCTGGGGGCCTACTGTTGCGACAGTTACGGTCTCAACAATTGGGGTTGCACCTAATTCAACAGCCGCAACGTTAGTAACGATTTCAACAATTAAATCTGGCATCAGTCTGCGTCCTCTGGTGCGGTAAATCCAGGATCAATTGTCACTAAACCTTCAAGCCAATAATCACGATCTCCGTTTGCATACTCAACCATCAAGTCCCATTCTGCTGCTTTTTTAAGTGGTGTAGTTTCCGGCCAATCAACAATTAAGTTGAACTTGCCAAGAGATTCGTCTATCATTTCTACTTCCATATCTAGGACTTTATTTCTGCGCTTACTGTCCCATATTTGGGCGAATACTTGATGTCCACTCAGGTCGATTGGCAGCGTGACTTCCTGTTTGAACGTAGCTCGCTGGTATATTTTAATGTCGTACCTTCCAGGAACCACTGCTAGTAATTCGACTAGATTAGTTTACCTAGTGTCAGGCAATAAAAAAGGCCCCATTTCTGGGGCCAATAATCTAAGCTAAACTCAGGCAATAGCAGCCGTAGCATCGACGTTCGCAAGGCGAGCAGCGGCACGACCGTTGATCAGCGCCATCCCGCAATACCATTCAACGCGAGTCACAAGCACCGGCGAATCGGTCGCTTCACCCAGGTCACGCACCTGAGGACCACCGTTCTGCAGACCAGTCAGCAGATCATTGCCGAAGGCCACCACATAGATGGATTGATCACTCGGATCGCTATCCAGGATCGCCACGTTCTGATGGTCGCGATCAAGCTCCAGGACGGGGATGCCGCCGTAGAACAGTTGCTGATAACCGAAATCGTTGCGCTCGATATCGATCTGAGAAGAGGCGCGAGCCACTTTGCTCAGATGACGACGGGCAGACTTCGACATCACCAGATACTTCTGGCCGCCCTGGGCATCCACTGCATCGATAACCTCATCCAGAGCACCCAGATCAAGTGCGCCGGGGGTAGCAGCATTCTCAATATACTGAGAAGAGCTAGAGGGCAGGCGATTTGCCAGGCCGTCGAACTCGGCGCCGCTGGTGTTCGAGTCACCGTTGATGAACAGAGCCTCGAAAGCCAGGCGCATTGCGCGGGTCTTGGCCTGAATTTGATAGGCGCGAGCTTCGGGACCCTCCAGGTCAACGATAGCGCGGTCGACCTTGATATCACCACCGAACAGCTTCAGCGCTTCGCTGTGCTGTTTGACGGTGGCATAGCTCTCGGCATAGCCACTGTTGAACGTACGGAAGCCCACATCGCCGAGGGATTCCTCACGCTTCCAGAACAGGCCATTGCCTTGAACTTCGCGGAAAGGCAGATTTTGAAGCAGAGGGCCGGCAGCCAGTTCGGTGATAATTGCCAGCTCTTGAGGGTTGGAAGAGTGCTTTTTAGCCTCAATCAGAGTTAATGCCATGTTCCTAAGCGGTTAAAGTGTGCTTTGACAGGAAAGGTAAATCGCCTCAGGATGTCTCATCCATTAACGCTAGACCCTCCCTGATAGGTCATCACAACCAACTCAGGGCTGGGTACTCACCTTAGAGTACCCAAATAAAATACAAAATATTAATTTTCATAAAAAAACCGATCATTTGACCGGTGTTAAATGTCAAAGCGTTATAACGCGTGGACTACCCGAAAGCACGCTGGAATAGTTCGTCTACACTTAGACCATGAAGGTCTTCGGACGTAACCCCGTTCGCGTCAGTTCCACCATAGCCAATACCAGCGCCAGATCCTTTGTTTCCTTTAAAGAAAGTACCGTAGATCGGATGCGTTTTGTATTGCGCCAAGAAGTCCTCTGGATTAACGCGACGACCGGACTCCTTGTCGAGTACGGGATCACCTGCAGCATCGATAACAGTAATGCTACCATCATTTTCTAGGCGAAACTGACCACCAATTTGGTTGGCCAGCATATCAAAAAATGATACATTATCAGCCGAGTCAGTCCGGCCGCCTGCAGAGAAAAATACTTTCTCTAGGGCATAGCGTTTACGGAATTCAAGCAATTCACGCATTGCATTGTCACGCATCTTAGATGCTTCCGCTGCTTGCGTGCCGTATTTTTCTTCAAGCAATGCAGTTCGTTCTTCAACTGCTGCCTTCTCTCGGGCAGCAACAGCAACTTCTTCTTGAAGTTGGCGGTATTCATTCGGATTAATGTCAGCAAACTTTTCAAGTAATGCCGCTTTTTCTTTGACCTCCTTTTCGTATACTTTACGTGCTTCACGCTCAGATTTGAGTGCTTTTAGCAGGTTCTGAACTTCTTCTTCGGAATAGTTCCGTCGATTATCTGAATCGTCACCAGTTTGATCACTTCCACTAGCGCTTGTCTCAAGCACCTGTTGATTTTCGTCGGACATACCAGGCATCACGCCTAAGGGGCGTTGTAGTATGCCAATCAAATATATTTATCAGATCACAAGACCAAGTTGTATCGATACAGTGTAAATATCGGTTGGAACACCTCCCACTAGACGGCGTTCCGCAGATGCGGTTGGTGCTGTTACTGGAAAGTAACTACCGGGGCTTGGTGTAGCGATAATTTGAGACTCATACCAAGATAGAACCCCAGCCCACCCAGCAGCATCAGTTTCACCCTCAATGTCTTTGATTTTAAAAGCGACAAGTGGACCAGTAATGTAATGGGTACCACCCGCTGTTAATTCTAGGGCCGGACCATTGGCAAAAGTATCAATTGGTTTACGTAATGTTAAGACGGTACTGCCAATTGTATATGTACCAAGGTCAGGCTCTTCTGTGGTACCACCGCCGCCTGTAGGATCTTCTATTTCAAGAATATAAATCTGAAGCTGCTGTGCAGCATCGACTAGACTGAATTCAATCTCTAGGTAGCTGCCATTTTGTGATGCCGCTGGGGCACTTGAAAACCAACAATCAACATTGTTCCAAGAATAATTTCCAGGCCCATCAACTGATAAGCTAACAGTTGAACCGACAGTAGAAGTTGCAGTCGGAGCTTCCTCCAGGATTCGCGCATCGCGCCATGTGTCATAAATACCAAGCAATGCATACCAATCACTTGGCGAAACAAGGCCAGAAATTGTCCAACTTCTTGCCGTCCTGCCACGTATTACGTTATTAGATTCATAGCCAACAGGCTGATCTCTTAAATATAAACTATCGAAGGTAGTACTATCAAGAGTAACTGCCATTACAGACTGCGATTTAACGCATCAAGATAACCTGTACTACCAGTATTCCGTAGGTTGACATTAACATTCCAGTTCTTCTCAGATAAGCGATTGATCGCATTATGTAGACGACCAAGTTGCGCTGCTTGCGCAGCTTCTGCCTGCCCATAATCTTGTTTGATATTACTAGGCTGCTTAATCTCATTAAGAGCCCCAGCAATAGCTCTAGTCATGGCTGCAATAGAAGAATTGCCAGTTGATGTCCTGGAGATCTTGGAACTGGCGTTGCGGCTTACTTTGACGCCACTACGCGGTATATTCATCATCTTAGTAATATGAGCAGGGATGATTGTACCACTGGTGGGCGGACGGAATGTAGCATTTCTGGGCTTATTAATCATCGAAAGCTTGCCACTATTGGACAAGAATGATTCTTTTCCTAGTTCGTTTACACGAATTAATTTGCCTGCATTAACAGGACCGCCCGTCCAGAATCCAGGCAGACCTCCACTATAAGATACTTCTACACTTATCCTTGTGCCATCTAGACTATTTAATTTATCAGAAATAGATTGCGCTTTGGTTTCTGCTTCTCCTAGGTTCTCTGGCAATTCACGCGAGTTTACTCCTGCAGATGCAGCACTAGTAGCAACACCAGACACTGAAGAGCTGAGACCAGAGGCTGCTTCTGCTGCGCCGCCAAAATTGGTAGCAAGCGTACCTGTAGCGTCATTCAAGGGACTAATGGAATCTTGGGCACCTTCGATAGGTGTCGCGATATTATTCGCGGCAGTTGTAACCTCGTCAAAAGAGCCTTTAAGGCCCTGCAAGGGGCTTGCAATACCCTGCAGGTTGTCTGCGGCCTGTCCGCCTACGTTGCCTAGTTCTTGCACTGAAGTTACTATCTGACCAGTTGCCTCTTTAGCGGCGGTTGCAATACTTTCTACAGAAGACGCTGCCCCATCAAGACCAGCGGATATTTGCCCGCCAGCGGCGGCGGCACTTCTTCCAACCTGAGCAAAAGCACTGTTGGTACCACTCGCAGCACTAGTCAGTTCTATAACCTTGCCTCCTGCTTGAATAAGTCCATAGGAAACTTGTTTGGCTGCTGTTGCTATCCCCAAGGTGGCACGAGCCGCAGCAGTCGCTGATGCTGTAATATTCTGTGAATTAACTGCTGCTTGTGCTGTATTTACTTCCGTTTGCTGTCTGATACCTAGTGTATCTTTTTCAACCTGATTTTGCTCTTGTACTGATTTTTTGCTTTTTTCAAGAGCAGCTACCTCTTGATTTCTTAAGCTAACATTTTGCTTACTAAGATTCACCAGCTCGTCGAAATAATTTATCCTTTCCAGTTCCTCATCTGTAACTTTTCCGTCTTTGAAGGCATCAATTTGTGCTTCTTTTCGTTTTTGTTCATATCTGGTAAGTGCTGCCTTGGCAGCATTTTGATCAGCTCGTGCTCTAATGATAGCTATTTCAAGCTCAAGTTGACGCATTCTTTGCGTTTGTTCTAAGCTTTGACGTTCTGCCTTCTGTGTTGCAGCAAGTCCATTTAATTTTGCTATCGAAGCTTCTTTTTCAATACCAGCTTGTTGTTCTTTTAGGTCTTTTATCTCAAGTTCTTTTGCTTTTATTTCAGATTCTGATGCATTTCTATCCTTAAGTGCTTCTAGTTCTCTTTCGGCACCACTTATTTTGTAGTCAACATTAGCCTTGGCTAAAGTAAAAGTAGACTGATCTAGGTCAAGACTAGCTTTTATCTTGTCTGCATATGCTTTTCCAAGATCAACAGCAGCTTTTAGTTCAGATATTTGCGCCTTAAATTGAACTTCGGCTTTAATTAAAACTGGGTCGTTTTCTAGTAGTTGAAGGACTTGCTTGATGCCAATTATTTCTTGATTTAACTTCTGTCTGTATGGTTCATTTAAGCCTATTTTAATACTAGCAGAGTCTTCTCCAAGGGATTTTATCTCAGCTTTTAAAAATTCTATAGAGCCGTTGAATTCTTCTGTACTTACTTCAGCATTAAAAGTAATACCTTTAGCGGCTGCTTCATTGACAAATTTCTGTCGATCCCTCCTTAGTTGCTCTATTTCCGCTGCATACTTCTTAAGAGCAGCAATATTCTGAGGACTTGCGCCAGAATCTTTCCATTTTTTAGCAAATTCATTTCTGGCTGCAATATTTGCCTGGATTAAAGCATCGTAAGATTGGATTTTAGCTTTTACTCCAGCTTTTATGTTTTCAGTAGAGCGATCGCTTGCCGTTGCTCTATCATATTTATCTATTTCTTTAGTTAAATCTGCAAAGGTTTCTTCAATTTCAGCCTTGCCTTTTTGTAAACCCTCCGAAGCTCTAGAGACATCTAGGCCCTCCAGGAACTGGGGAATTTTTGCTCCTTGCTCTCTTCTGATTTGATTTACTACATTAATAAATGACTGAAATTCTGACGTTGCTGACTTAAGCGTAGCTTTGGTGTTCTGGAGCTCTGTTTTAATAGACTTGAATGCTTCTTCGAAGCTCTTAGCTGCTGCGCTAGATGTATTTGTTGCAGTGTTTAATGCTGCAAAAGCAGTAGCAGCAACCGCCACTGGAAGAGCTGTTACCCTAAGGACCGCTAGGAACTTGCCCCAATTTATGCCTGCTGCTGCTGTCCCAGCATTGACGCCTTCGAGTACATCACCTGTAATTTTGAATGAGCCAGAAGCTGCTTTTGCGGCCCCTCCTGCGGCCTTGCTGGCAGCCTGGTACTTACCGAAAGACTTGGCAGCAAGATCTGCTGCAATCTCCCCGGCTGCTGTCGCAGCGGCTGTCCCCAGTAAATCCCCAGCAGCATTGGCGGCAGTTGCGCCCGTCGTTTGTATAGCCTTGCCGGCGGCCTTAGAACTAGCAGCCGTTGAGGTAAATCTAGATACCAGTGCGCTAATAGTTGGCGCAAGTATGCCAAAAGAACCACCGGCAGCACCCGTTACTCCCTTGATTCTATCCAAAGCAGTAGTCGCTGTCTTTGTGGATACAATTAATGAGGCTAAACCAGATAGAGTTTTGCCCTTAAGATTAGCGCCAAATGCTAGTAAACTAGGAATAACATTTGATTTTATGGTGCTCGCAAGCTTGCCGATAGGGGCAGAGCTGGCAAGTGTACTTGCAAGCCATGCCTGATTGGCGGCAATTAGTGCCCTAGTGCTACCAATCAGTAAAGGTATCGCAGATGTAGCCAGTTTGATTACTGACCCGGCTAGAAACACACCGAGCGCAACACCAAGAAGCTTGGTTACTGGAATAACAGAATTGATAGCATTTAAAGCACCTAGCACAGGATCCAGAATAGCAGCAAATGCTGTGCCAAGTTTGACTAAGGCAGTAACTATAAAAACAATACCGCCAACCAGGTCAGACAGTACGGTTGATAGCAGTTTAAATGCTTCTGATTTTAAAAATACTGCAAACGTATCAGTCGCAATGGCCTGTAGTTGTATAAAAGATTGAATAAGCGGTTGAACTGATTTCGCTAACGTTTCAAAATTCAGTTGATTCAGGTTCTGAATTTGAGTTGTAACTTGTTTAACTGTCGCTTGGCCTTTGGCAAATGCCTGCAGAGCAGATTGAGCAGTTGGCCCCAATGCCCCGAATGCTGAGCTAAGTTTTTCTGTATACGGTAATACTGCTAACAGCACATCAGCAGTAATTTCACCATTTTTGACTAATTCATTCAGATTAGCAACTGTACCATCAGCTTTTCCGCCAAGTATGCCTAACTCTTTTCCTGCTTTTTGTAAGGCTTCAGCGAAATCAACACGGAATGCAGGGTCCGCTTCCGAAATTTGCTGATTGAGCTCTTCTGCCTGCAGCTTGCCTTTACCAAATGCCTGGATGATACCATTTAACACTCGGTTTGCTTGGTCTGCGCTTAGGCCAAATGCGGCAAATCTGCTGGACAGAGCAGAGACCACACCCTCCACCTGTCCTAGATTGCCTCCAGCGGCAAGCACTGTGGGCGACAATTTAACAAAGCCTTCACGTACAGCGTTTAAACTGACGCCGTATTTTGTCGCAATATCTGTTGAAGCCTGAAAAATTGTAGCAACATCCGCTGGACCTTGTCCAATAGCACGGAATGTTAGATCAATACCTTGTAATTTCCCTAGGGTGTCGATTACATCATTAATTGGTGCAATAATTTGACCAAAAATAATCCCAAGGCTTTGAAATGTGTTGACTAAACCGTTAACAACACCACCAAATTTTTCAAAAGCACCAAAATTAAGGTCGACTTTTAACCGATCCCAGAAACTGGAAGCACTAGCTTTATTTAGTTCTTCTCGTAATAGCTTGACGCGATTGTTTTGTTCTGTCCAAAGTGGATTTACAGACCGAACAATGGCGGCAACACCGCCTATACTGGTTTCATAACGGGCAATTTCATTTCTGACCTGCGTGGCCTGTGCTAGTTGTTGCTTTAATTTGGCTACACTGCCATCCTGTAATTTATTCGCTTGGTTAATAAATGTTGAAAGCTGTTCTGAATTCTTTTTTATGCCATCAGTTAACGCAACAGCACTTTTAAAGCCAGTCTCATTTAGCTCAGCTTGTAATGTTACCTTCTGAGTAACAGGTTTCGGCTGTACAGTACTTGCATCAAGAAACGCCCTTTGAGCTTCACCTTCTAATGCATTGAATTTTCTGGTAAATTCACCAATGGCTACATTAGGACGTAGTTCAAATTCAATGTAATTCTTCGCCATCTAAGAGCTAGTGAATCGTCCTAGATAAAGGTTGCCGAAGATATCATTGTGACAACAAAAAACCCCATATAATATGGGGTTGGTATTGAATTGTAACCTAGCGTCAGGCGTTGGCGTCGACGTCAATACGATACGGGCCATAGCCCTGGACAGTAGCCTCCCAGGACACGATAGAACCGGCTTCAATCGATTCCGTATAGCCCACCAGGGTACCATAGCCATACACGGTTTCATCCGTGCCAGTGGGGCCCACACGCACGAATTTGACGCGCAGTGCATCGGCAACCGTATTCTGCTCAGTCAGCCTTAATATCTGGTAGCCAGCATCCTTGAAGTCAGCCACACCAGAAAGCGAAATACTCCAAGTCTTGGAAGTAGGGATGCTGACATTGAAACCCTTGGTCTCAGAATCATACGTCACCACGTCCTCGGAGTTGGTGTCCGTCTCCAGACTGGCATTCGTCAAGCCGTACAGACGAGCGATGTCGTCAGTGCCGTCCATGAGGAAAGGACTACCTTCAACCGTGAAAACACCAGCCGAATACGCAACCGTGCTATCGGAAGCCAGCACATTAGCGTTACTGGCGCCCAAGTTAATGAAACCACCAGAGGCACCAACGCCGGTTGTGACACCCGTGAAATTAGTGTCAACCGAGTTGACGCCGACAGGCACGATATACACGTCGTACCCAAATGCCGCACTGTAATTAGCCAATGGGTCCAAGCCGGAGATCATCCGGGCGAAGGGACAATTCCGGGGTATTCTTTGACCCCGTCACCCTAGAGTTCCGAAAATATTTAGCATCCCCTTAGGATTATAAAATAATGGTACACTATGAGAATTTACTGATATAATCGGTTCATGTATTGATAACTGATGTTTGCGGTATCGTCACTAAAGCCTGTGTGTAAGCACCAGCACTAGTACCAATGCCTGCTACTTTATATACTAAAGTGTTAATCGATTTTGCTCCACTAAATAAATATATCATCCTTTTGATCGCATTTGTTAAATCGTCACCATTCTCGGGTGGCCATAATACCAGATAAACATTCCATGTTACGATGGCATCAGATGGCCCATCAATATACGATATGCTATCCACGGGACCAACGTCATGTATGATTACCTCTAGACCTGTTACATTGGATAATGATTTTATACTAGAACCTGGTGTTAGTACACTGATGGCATCCAGCTCTGTTGAATCCAGGAAGGTATATGTCCCAACATAGCTCATAAACTGAGTGTCGCCTGTTAATGTATCAAAAATTACATCAGGTGAAATAGTTAATGCTTGAGACACTAGGAATGCGATCCATCTGGTACTAGGGTGCCAGCCGACGTCGTAGGCATCATATATTGATGCCAGCCAGGGTAATTATGCAGAAATTACTTGACCGTTACCTTGGTATTATTAATTATTTCTTAATATCATTTAAATGATCAGTCGGTGATGACCGATTTCTCGGTTAGTGAATCTAATTCACTGCATCAGCATATCTCTGATTATTTATTTGATATGTCTGCCCTCACTCGTAAAGAAGCCAAAAAATTATGGCGCGATTCAATTAAACAAGCATGGAATAATTGTTGCGCTTATTGCGGTAAACCTCCAATTGATGACCTTAGCTTAACAATAGATCACATCAGACCAAAATCAAAAGGTGGTCATGATTGCACTAGTAATGTTACACCGGCTTGCCTAGAATGTAATCACTCTAAAGGTTCCATAGATTGGTTGGAATGGTATAAAATGCAGCCATTCTATAGCGAATTACGTGAACACCAAATTCGTAAATGGTTAAACGGTCAACCGCTAACATAAAATACGGAATTCACATCCCTCGATTGCATTGACCTGTGACTCCAGTTTGGGTAACCATATATTAATTATATCGCCATCTAAATTGCGGAACTCGACTAAAGAATTAGAGGCAGATTGTAATGCAATCAACATCCCAATGCCAATATTTTCCTCAATCTCTGGTGCCAAGATAATCGCATTATCCGCAATAAATGCAGGTTCATTCGGAATCGAATAGTCCTCAGCATTCTTCACTAGATCATTGTACACAAATAAGGCCCAACTTGGGAATTTACCTAGCTCAATTAACTTAAGCGCACTAGCTCCATATTTGCCATGCGGTAAATCCTCATCCTGGGCCGTATTGTATAAATAAAACTCCTCTAAAGTGTGCGGACGGCGTTTCTTCTTACGGTCACGGTTGATCTCCGCTTGCTGTAGCGCTAAGACAGCAATCGGTCGTTCATATTCATGTAACTCCGTCATCCGTTCATTGTTTAATGCACATATCGCACATATTACATATTCATATGGTAATAGCCAAAAATTGTCATGCTGAAATTCTGGGTCCCCAGGAAAACTGTACTTCAGGCGCCAGTAATACTCGTCAAATGGTATTACTTGCTGCGCGTCCCCCTTTGCTTTTTTTCAATTTGCTCCACACTAGGTTCAGCTTCTGAGGACTCAGCATCCATTAGTCGTGCTGTTGATTTGGCCTCCTCGTCTGAATATAATGCCGCTAATCCTTCAATAATATCTGGATGTAATTCCATTACATCATTTACATCCATTGATGCATCTATACGGTGAATTAACATGCACGCAGCATAAATAATACTCTCCCGTGAACGTGCAACCGTTAAACCTTTTAACGTTTGGTCAATTTGACTGGAAAATTCAAGCCCTAGTTCTTCTATAGTACCCCTGTGGGATTCATCAGTGATTTCACCCGTAATACACTGCACTACATAGTTATACGATTCCTGAAGGCCGTAACCCTTGGTCCTGGCAACTGTCCTGGCTAAATCAATTAATGCCAGCGTACTGTTGTCCTGTTGTAAAATTTGTTGTACAAATGCCTTTTCACCACTTGTTAAATAACCGCGACGCTCAATCTGGACCTTTCCTGATTCCTCACTGCCAATTAATTCAATCCTAGGTGCTAATCTGGGCGATACAGCAAATGGTAATTTACTCATATTGATCCAATAAGCTAGTTAGTATGCCAAATCAGTTATATCATGGCAATGGCGCGGTCTAGGGCATCCTTGAAATCATACGCAGGAAACGGTCCGCCTCCATTTATTGCATACTCCAAGAATGGCCTGGGAGGTATATATACACGCTCCGCATTCTTGTTGCCATATGGTACAATATATCCACCATAATGTACAATACCCGCATACGGTGCTGTATACCTGATACTGAGAGATCCATTTGTTATGTTGATCTCAAGGGAATTCCTGAGGGCACCAGTATCCACTAAATCACTAGACGTATCAGGCCAGTTTACATTGAACGCAGTATCCAGAAGAATTGGTAATTCCTGCCTGACAATCTGTAAAAATTTCCCCTCAATCTGAGTGCTGATATATTCTATGAATTCCTTGGTTCCATTTATTGCCACAGTGAGACCAGGTAGTGGCACTAGTAATTTCCTAGAGTAACTGGTGCCATCTACTTCGTCCACAATATCACTCACTAAATCCCTGAAGAAATTCTTGTTGAAAAATTTCTGGGTAGCCATTATAAATTTAACATCTTTGAATTGCTGAATTCACCAACTGTTAAGGTGATCGGTATGCCATTGATAGATTCATATATCGTCCTGTCAATTCCATTTGATCTGAATTTCCCTTCACATATCTCAATAAATGCATTCTGCCATTTACTAGAATTATACCCTGGTATCGTCTCTGAAAATGATACCCTGAGGGATAAGCCATTGTCAATAATATCATCCCCCAGAGGTTCGCTAATATTATTAAATCCCATGGAATTTACAGGATAATTCGTGCTATTTATCCTAAGGTACTGCAGTATGTATCCCTTGTACCTTGAATCAATTGTCCCGTTGTTTGCTAGTGGTGTGTTGATTAAATAATTTGTCCTGGAATCATCTAATTTTAAATATGCCCTGAATATTATACTAGAGGGGCTTGGCTCCTCGCTAAGATATTCGATACGTGATCCCACTAGTGTTGGTACCCTGCTGGATCCCGCAGTAACAACTAGATATGCATTCGCATATGGTAATAGTGGTGATCCCGTAGTCATATTTAAACTAGGTGGTACCTACCTAGGTTACCTGGTGGTGGCCGTCACTAGGTGGCACTAGGTGGCACTAGTGATCGACACTCTCGACAACTAGAAATAATATCCCCAACATACTTCCGATACATAATATTTACATCTACTGACTTGTTACACCGCAAACATGTCGCACTGTAGACCGATCCTGGAAAATTTGTGGGATTTTCTGAAGGGGTTGGCTGGGAGTCGGTCTTCCCAGAGCGGGGTGGGGGTACGTTCATTCTCTGCTGATTCCTTGGTTCGCTGTGGACTTTCCCTGGCCGGTTGAAGTCGAGATGGAATGAGCTCTTGCGAATTACATGTACACATTATTCCAATTAACGATTCATCTTTCGCTCTTCACTTGAT